AATGAGGACGGGCTGTTCATGGCGGGACGCGGGTGGGTTGTAACACATAATACCAAGAGCGAGTTCGCGTCTTACCTCCTCCCGGCGTGGTTTTTGGGGCAGTTCCCCCATAAAAAGGTCATTCAGTGCTCGCACACGGCGGAGTTGGCCGTGGGTTTCGGGCGTAAAGTGCGAAATCTCGTCGATACCGAGACGTTTCACGAGATTTTCCCCGATTTGACCCTTTCGGCGGACAGCAAAGCCGCCGGACGGTGGAATACGTCCAAGGGCGGCGACTATTTTGCCATCGGGGTCGGCGGTGCGGTGACCGGGAAGGGCGCTGACGTGCTCATCATCGACGATCCCCACAGCGAGCAGGAAGCGGCGCTGGCCGAAATCAATCCGGACATCTACGACAAGACATACGAATGGTACACCTCGGGGCCGCGTCAGCGTCTCCAGCCGGGCGGTGCCATCATCGTCGTTATGTGTATGGTCGGGGATACCGATGTCCTGATGGCGGACGGCACCCAAAAGAAACTACGCGACGTGCGCCCCGGCGATTGGGTAGCCACGTACGAAGGCGGACACATGGCCGCTGCGCGGGTTACCAATTTTCGGTCAAGTGGTGTTGATAACGTCTTCACTGTTAAAACGCAATCTGGCAGGGTAATCCGTGCAAATGAGGACCACCCGTTCCTCATGGAGCATAACGGAGAGCGCAAGTGGGCCAGACTGAAACACCTGACCGTAAGTATGTCGCTTGTCGGAACGAAGGGTGTGAGCGGTCCGCTCGGTCTCAGTCCCATCCGGGACTCTGCCATCCCTGCCAAGCCCGAGAGTCTTACCGGAGAAAGCACCCCGGAGCGGCACAAAAACCCATGGGCCACCATGGTAAGTGGAAGGGTAAAGTCTGCGCCTGTGGCGAACCCGTTCATTCGCGCAGCATGTGCGTCAGCTGCTACCGGAAGCAGTATACCCCTCCGCCCTCTACTCCTGAGCAGCGCAGGTCGCGGCGCATCAAGCACCGCTATGGTGTCACCATGCAGGAGTATAACGCTATGGTGGCCGAACGTGGAAACCGGTGTGACGTTTGCGGGGAGCCTCCGTCTACTGCCAACACTCGCGCGCATTGGTCTGGCAAGCTGTGTATTGACCATTGCCACGGCACTGGAAAGGTTCGCGGCCTCTTGTGCAACAACTGCAACCTTGCTGTGGGATACGGTAAAACGCCGGATACGCTCCTTCGGGCTGCGGAGTACTTACGAGTTCGAGGCTGACCCTATCGTCGAGATTACTCCGGCAGGCCGCGAAGAGGTATTTGACGTCGAAATCGCACACACGGAAAACTTCATCGCCAGCGGGCTGGTCAGCCACAACACACGGTGGTCGAAGCGGGACCTCACGGGGCAGGTCCTGAAAGCGGCAGCGCAGCGCGGCGGTGATGAGTGGGAAGTGATCGAGTTCCCTGCGATCCTCCCGTCCGGGAACCCCTTGTGGCCAGAGTTCTGGTCGTTGAAGGAACTCTCTGCGCTGCGCGAGGAACTGCCCAATTCCAAGTGGCAGGCCCAGTATCAGCAGGCTCCGACGTCCGACAACGCCGCCATCGTGAAGCGCGAGTGGTGGAAGACGTGGGAGAAGGGCAGCCCGCCGCACTGCGAGTTCACTTTGATGGCGTGGGATACGGCGTTCGAGAAGACCCAGCGCGCCGACTATTCAGCCTGCACGACGTGGGGTGTGTTCTACCACCCTGACGACAACGGGATCGAGCAAGCCAACATCATCCTGCTCAATGCCTTCCGGGACCGGATGGAGTTCCCGACACTCAAGCGCGTGGCGGTGCAGGAGTACCGCGAGTGGGAGCCGGACAGCATCATCATCGAGAAAAAAGCGTCGGGGGCACCGCTGATCTACGAGATGCGCGCCATGGGCATACCGGTGCAGGAGTTCACCCCCAGCCGGGGTAACGACAAGATCAGCCGGTTGAACGCGGTCAGTGATCTGTTCGCGTCGGGGCGGGTGTGGGCACCCAACACGCAGTGGGCGGAAGAGGTCATCGACGAGGTCGCCAGCTTCCCCGGCGGCGAGCACGACGATTATGTCGATAGCGTAAGTCTTGCTCTTCATCGCTTCCGTAAAGGTGGCTATGTGACTACTTCGCTAGACGCAGATGACGAACCGGTATATTTCAAATCGCACAGGCAGCAGGGATACTATTGATGTCATTCGACAAGGCTGTGAACCCGGCCCCCGTGGGGTTGTCCCTCTCTGACTTGGTGCAGCAGGACCCGCCGATTGAGGTCGAGGTCGAGGAAGAAGACGGCACGCTGCCGGACGGGAGCATGGAGATCACCCTTGAGCCGGGTGACGACAAAGAGGGTGACGACGAGTTCAACGCCAACCTTGTGGACATCCTTGACGACAGCCAGCTTGCCGAGATGGCGAGCGACCTCGTCAGCGACTTTGACGACGACATCAGCAGCCGCAAGGACTGGATACAGACGTACGTCGACGGGTTGGAACTGCTCGGGATGAAGGTCGAAGAGCGGTCGGAGCCATGGCAGGGCGCGTGCGGTGTCTACCACCCGATGCTGTCGGAGGCGCTGGTCAAGTTTCAAGCCGAGACCATGATGGAGACCTTCCCGGCGCAGGGGCCGGTCAAGACCCAGATCATCGGCAAGGAGACCACCGAGAAGCGCGATGCGGCGGCGCGGGTCAAAGAGGATATGAATTACCAGCTTACGGAGCGGATGATCGAGTACCGCCCGGAGCACGAGCGGATGCTGTGGGGGTTGGGGCTGGCAGGCAACGCCTTCAAGAAGGTCTACTACGACCCGGCACTTGGCCGCCAAGTTTCAATGTACGTCCCCGCCGAGGACGTCGTTGTTCCCTACGGCGCGTCCAGCTTGGAAGTAGCTGGACGCGTCACCCACATCATGCGCAAGACCAAGAACGAACTCAAGAAGCTGCAAGCCTCCGGGTTCTACATCGACGACGATCTTGGTGAGCCGTCCGATACCTTCGATGAAATCGAGAAGGCGATTGCCCAGAAGATGGGTTTCCGCGCCGATACCGACGACCGGTTCAAGCTGTTGGAGATGCACGTCGACCTACTCATCGAGGACGACAAGTTCCGCGATGATGACGACGGCGACATCGCGCTGCCCTATGTGGTGACCATCGAGAAGGCGACCGAGAAGGTCCTCTCGGTGCGGCGCAACTGGAACCCCGACGACCCGAAGAAGCACAAGCGCAACCACTTCGTCCATTACGCTTACGTACCGGGCTTCGGCTTCTACGCCTTCGGCCTCATCCACCTGATCGGTGCTTTCGCCAAGTCGGGCACGAGCCTCATTCGCCAGTTGGTCGACGCGGGCACGCTGTCGAACCTGCCGGGTGGGTTCAAGACAAAGGGCATGCGCATCAAGGGGGACGACACCCCTATCGGTCCCGGTGAGTTCCGTGACGTCGACGTGGCGTCGGGTACGATGCGCGACAACATCATGCCGCTCCCGTATAAGGAGCCGAGCCAAGTCCTCTACTCGCTGCTGAACACCATCGTTGAAGAAGGGCGCCGCTTCGCGTCCGCCGCCGACATGAAGATCAGCGATATGTCCGCGCAAGCGCCGGTCGGAACGACGCTGGCTATTCTCGAACGCACGCTGAAAGTCATGTCGGCGGTTCAGGCCCGTGTCCACTACTCGATGAGGCAAGAGTTCAAGCTCCTCAAGGGTATCATCCGCGATTACACCCCAGACGACTATACGTACGAGCCGAGCGAAGGTTCCTCCAAGGCCAAAAAATCGGATTACGACAGCGTCGAGGTCATCCCGGTTTCGGACCCGAACGCGGCGACCATGTCGCAGAAGATCGTGCAGTACCAAGCTGTGATGCAGTTGGCGCAAGGTTCTCCGCATCTTTACGACATGCCCTACTTGCATAGGCAGATGCTTGAAGTGTTGGGCATCAAGAACGTCGCGAAACTCGTCCCGATGAAGGACGACGACAGCATGAAGCCGCGTGATCCGGTTTCGGAGAACATGGACATTATCAACGGGAAGCCGGTGAAGGCGTTCATCTACCAAGACCACGAGGCCCACATCACCGTCCATATGGGCGCTATGCAAGACCCCCAGTTGGCCAAGCTGATCGGGCAGTCGCCCGGTGCGCAGACGATGATGGCCGCCATGACGGCGCATGTCCAAGAGCATCTGGCCTTCGCCTACCGCCAGCAGATCGAAGAGCAGGCGGGCGTGCCGCTCCCGGTTCCGGGCGCGGAGATGGACGAGCAGACCGAACTGGCTGTGTCCCGCCTCGCCGCCGCCGCTGCCGGGCAGCTTCTCCAGAAGAAGCAGGGCGAAGCCCAGCAACAGCAGAACCAGCAGATGCAGGAGGACCCCTTGGTCCAGATGCAAAAGCAGGAACTGGCGCTGAAGGAAAAGGAAGTCGCGATCAAGGGGCAGAAGATGATGGTCGATGCCGCCGCGAGGAACGACCAACTCGACATCGAACGGGAGCGTATCGCCTCCCAGAAGGAAATCGCTGGCCTCAACGCAGGGGTCAAGATTGCAACGGACAAGGCCAACTTGTCCGCCAAGCAGCACGAAGCCGGTTTGCGCATGGGCATCGAAATCGCACGCGAACAGATGTCCCAGATGCAACCGGCCCCACAGACGGAAACCCCTGTTTCCCCACCGCAAAGGCCGAAGGATGACTGATGGCGGATGATCTCCTGAAATACCTATCCGACAAGTTGGAGGTCGAACTCAAGGTTATTGAGAACGACCTCGCCTTGGGTTCCGCGAAAGACCACGGCGAGTACAAGTTCGCCTGTGGTCGGTATCGCGGGTTGCTGATGGCCAAAAACATCTTGATCGAAACCGCAGAACGTATGGGACACGACGATGACTGACATTATCGGGGCGGCCAAACCCGCCCTTGTCGGGCTGAATGGTAAAACCCTCAAGCCTGACACCACCGAACCCGAAGTGCCGATTGAAGAGCGCGGCAAGCTACTCCCGACCCCATCGGGGTATCGCATCTTGTGCGGTGTACCCGAAGTCGAGGACAAGACCGCCGGGGGTCTGTTCAAGGCTGACATAACGAAGCAGTTCGAAGAACTGACGACACCCGTCCTTTTTGTTATCAAGGTCGGCCCCGACGCCTTCAAAGACGAGAAGCGGTTCCCGTCCGGAGCGTGGTGCAAGGAGGGGGACTTCA